TGCATCTTCCATCATCATTAATTTTTGGAATTCTTTACGAGCTCCTTCTAACATAGATCTACCATATGGTAAAAAGTTAGAATCTGATAACATACGGAAATGTGCTATTTCATATACTGGATATGTCATTTGCTCTGAAACTACATTTTTAAATTTAATTTCATATTCGCCGGTGCGTTCATCATATTCCTCCCAACGTTCCATTTCATAACTAGAAAATGGTCTTGCATTTAATACACCAATATTCTCAGCAATATCTAATTTTAAAAAGAAATCACCATATTTGGTCATATTACGAATCCACGTCCATAAATTAAAATCTATATTCAATATATCATAGAATAGATTATAAAGAATTTTTTGGATTTGTGTATTATTTGCGCGGATAGTTAATATATCACCGAATTGATCTGCTAATGTAGATTCATCTGAGTATATATCCAATGCTGATGATATAATAGGATCTTTATCCATCATTTCATAATCAGCATATAATTGCAAACGATTCTGATGCATATAGTAGTTAGAATCATAACCACCCATTCCACCAACACGATGTTTATTCGCACCGTGCAATCTTGTATATCTATCTGCTACTTTGCTTGAAGATAAGTTACCACTACCTTGCAATCTGTTTGTATCAACTACCCGAAGTTGATCTTTTCCGTATGCTCTAACAATTACATTAGTGCTAAACAGGGTCTGTAAACGTTTTCTTAATGACGCCATATATTCTTTTTAATATAAATATAACCAATCAAAGAACCATAGCATTATTTTATCAACCAGGTTAAACTTTCATCCCCATAACCTGTATCCCAATTCCATCCGTTATTTTGTCCATTATTGTTTCCGGTGTATATAACTGGTGATGTTTTCTGGAATTGAGATAATGCTCGTTTGTTTAAATCAATACCTTGTTGTCGAAGTTTTAATGCGGTATCTCGCAACCACAATAAAATAGCGAATGACATTACAAGATCATCATTATATCCTTGTTGTGATTGAGCTTTTCCATTTAGCCAAATAAATACCAACAGTTCCTGTATAAGTCTACGACTACGTATAATTGGAGTTTTTTCTCGCATATACATTTCTAATGCAGATATCATTAATGGCCTTGTACGAGAAGTTGTCGATACTCCCGGAACCATTTGTGATTTATCTTTCATATCATATCCTTTTTTCAATTGTACATCAGCATCAGTATAACCATCGTCTTTATATGTATAATGTAAATTTGGATATGCTCTATCTAGTATTGGTTGAATTGCCGCCCAACCTATATTTGCATTTTCAACTGCAAGTAAAGCAGTATTCCATTCAGATGCTACTGTAACTAACATGTTACCGAAATCATTCGGTGGTATTTTGCCTTTATACTCAGCTACTTGTTTAACACTTTCGATATCGAATATTTGAAAAGTTGAATAATCGCCCCCATCACCACGTGCGACATCGGCAGATACTATATAATCTCTAGAATAGTCTGGATATTCCCAAATCCAATATCCGTGATCAAAACCTCTTTTTTCTATAGGCTCTTCACATTTTGCATCATATTCTAAAAGCAATGGACCATCGACAACAGTATGTCCAGAACTAACGAAATCACAATCACACTCTTGTGCCGCACCACGTTCGCCTAACAGTTTAGTTTGGTCATCGCGCCATGATTGATCTCGTTCTGGATGCAATTGCCAATTTAATTTAATTGTATGAAATCCGTTTATATCAGATTCAGCATCAGCCCATGTTTGATGAAACCAGTTACCAACCCCATTTGGAGTAGATAAAACAATTGCAGCCCCACCCGTTGATAATGTTGCTTGTGATGCAATCCAAATTTCTTCAATGTTACGAATAAAGGCTGCCTCATCTACGATTAATAATGATAATGCTTCAGATCGTGCACCGGTGGTAGATGATGATACTGCTTTAATTTGCGAACCATTTTTAAATTTTAAAGACAATTTATTATCAGCTTCTATAGTACCTTTAAGCCAACTAGGCAAGTTGTCGTGCATCACTCTAACTTTGGTAACTAAGTTTTTTGCTACTTCCTGAGTAGTTGCAATAACCAAAACGTTGAAATCTTCATTGAACAACATGCTCCATAATGCGAAGCCGGCAGACAATGTAGATATACCCAACTGTCTGGATTTCAATATAACATTGTAACGGTTATCACGCAAGTCAGTTAATGATGTTTCCTGAAATGGAAATAAATTAAATTTTATTTTACCTCGTTTAGGATGCTGTATATAACAATAATTACGCATAAAAAACACAGGATCTTTAGCACATAACATGTACTGCTGTTGGATTATCTGTTTTATGTTTGGAGTACTCATTGTTTAAATACTTTTATAATTAAATTGGTAGTTAGCAATGTACTTACAATTCCACCGGTGAAATACAACATCTTATTATCATACCACTTTGGAAGAAATTCTTTTTCTCTCGCAACATATATGTTAATGTTAGTTTTTAATAATTCAATTTGCTTTGTCTTATATGTTAATTCTAATGAATCTAAACTAATTAATCGAGCTTGACTTTCGAGAGAAACTCGTTGTTGTGAGATTAATACATTGTTAACAGAATCAGCTAAACTTAATGAATCGATTGTGAAAGCAACGTCTTGCAATTCTTTTGTAGTAAAACAGGTATCTGTTACTTGTGAAAAAGCAAGTACCGGTAATATGAATAATATAACTAATAAATGTTTCATTATTTTTGTTTTCCAGGACGTCTAGTCTTTTTTACAATATGTTCTTTAACCTTAGCCGCTTCAACAGGTTTAACTGTTAATGTTTCTTTAACTTTTTCTGTGTTGGCTATATCTTGTTTTTGCGTTTCAATCTCTTTGGCAATTTCATTTCGTTGAAACGCAACAATTTCGGCTTTACCTTCTAACTTATTAAGTTCAACATCGTTTTTGATAACTGGCTCTGGAGTTTCAATTGTTTGCTTTTTTCTACCGAAGAAAAATAATATTGCTAATAATGAAGTTAATAGCCCTGCTATAAATATGTAAATTGAGTTAATCGATTTTTTCATGTGGATATTCTTTATTTATTTTTTCTATGAATTCTTCTTTATATTTGTTGAAGTCACTCTGTATAGTTTGTTCAAATTCTTCTGGAGACATCTTTGCCGACCATGTTTCTGTTATACCGTCCGAGTTTGTAACAAATTTAGAAGCTTGTGTGTATATTTCTTTAAGCATTTCAACATCGCGTTCTGCACTTTGCAACCAAGCTAATGCATTTTCACGCATCTTATTATATGCATATGCATTAAATGTACCTGCTTTTTTTAATTCGTGTTCCATTTCAATTGTACAATCAAAGCACATTCCATGGATAACTTTCATTTTTTTATCTAAATGGTGTGTTCCAGCACATGTACACGTTTCTTTTCTACAATTTGGAAACGCTCTTAAGTCATCTCGAACACCTTGTAGTACATCGGCATTATTTGTTTTTTTAATACGAAAGCCTTCTCGTTGCTCGACTATATAAATAACACCAGAAACAGGATCTTTTTCTTCCCATATATCTCCGACATCATGACGTTCATTCTTTTTTGCTGCATCTTCTGCATCACTAAATCCAACTATGTTTTTTGTTTGGAATTTATGGGTACCATCCAACATTTGTTGAATAGCTTTGACATTTTGTAACTTTTTAGACATATTAAATTGATTATTTAGTTTTCAGGTTTAGGTGCTGGTTCTTCTATTGTTAATTTTTTTATAGCAAAAGATCTTAGCATTTTATAAAAATTACGTTTATCTGCTGGTTCTACATCTTTAAATACAGTGTTTAATACTTTTGCAATCGTTTTAATTCTAGCAATATTTCCGCCTTCATCTGTTAAATGTTTAGTAAATTTGTCAACAGCAATTGCATTTGTTGTTGTCGGATCTACTGCTGGTGGTGTTGCTGCAGCTGGTTCTGCGGGAGCCGGGGCTTCTGGAGCTGGTGCTGTTGCAGCTGCCGGATCTTCCATTGGAACTTCAGGTGCTGGGGCAGACATCGATGCATCAGGAGCCGGGGCAGGTGTTTCAGGAGCCGGTGCTGCTGGTACAGGTACTTCTTCCGGAGCTGGTACTTCTTCTGGTGGAACTTCTCCATCAGCTTCTCTTAAAACTTTAACAATTTTACGACGAACATATTCTCTAACTACTCGCTCTTGTTGCTCTCTAGTTAAAGTTTTCATTTTGTCATCCATTGTTTTTTCAATATCCTTTTCATCAGCATCTTGTCGTTTCTTTAAAACTTTTGCTGCATGTTTCGGATCATACTCACCATCTTCGACATCTTTATATAAACGGTCATCGGCATTGTATTTAACATACATATCGCCGGTGTCGACTACTTCTTTATCTGTTTTGCGAAGCACATTGCTTTGTTTTTCACCAGTCGACATTGGATTCATTCCGCCATCTTTATCATCGCCAGTATAATCCTTTAAATCTTTACGAGATTTGTATTTTGTGTTTTCTGGTTTTTTATACTTGCTTTTGTGTTTTTCAGCCATTTTAATTATCCTATTTTTATATAAATATCATCGTGAATATTTTAATACTCCTAAAATTTGATTAACGGGTGCAAATGCGCCGGTTAATTTATAAGTAGTGCCGCTGTATGTGAATACAACCCCTTCGGATGGTACAATGGCTTCAAATCCTCCAAGCCGTTGTATACGTCCTAATTCCACCTTTAATTTGTCTAATGTCTTAATATCGGTAGTTTGAGCTAATTCTCTAGACAATTGTGCTAATTCTGTTTTAATTTCTTGCACAGCCTTACTAGGATTAACTGCTAAAAAGTTTTCTGCATTCTTTAAAACTACCGCGCCTAATCGTAAAAATATAGTTTCAAATGGTTCCATATTTTGTTTTTGGTATCGTTTAAAATCCTGTTTATCGAATTCAATAACCCAAGTTAAAAATTCTGGATTTGTAATTTGTTTTTTTAATACAGTGATTGATGTTGACTTATCATTGAATGCCCATCGATATATTAATATGTTTAAAATATCTTGTGGAATTGCATACGAAAATTCTTTTGCTTTGGTAGTAATAATATCACCCCACCACGCCTTATGATATTCTGTAACAAGATCAGTATCTTTTAAATTGTATAAGTTTCTTAATTGATCGATCTCAGCAATGAATGCTGCTTGTTGATCTTCAAAATTTTCTATTCGACCTATTTTTATTTTTTGTGGTGGAATAATTTTAAATGTTTTTTGTAAATGTGCATTTGCTTCTTGTATGATTTGTTGCACAGTTCCGCCGCCGCTAGCATTGGTTTCAACAATATTACCAGCTTCGTCATATTCAACTAAATTATGAAATTGTAATACCGCTGTTTCATATGCAATTACATTTTTAGTTGCTGGATATATAATTTCCATGTTAGCAAATACTCGACCATTTTTAAAAATATCAGCTAGTGTGTCTGCAGATATTCCGGTAAATGCTTCTTGTAAATCTTCGCCGGCGTTACCGAATGCCTCTGATATTGGTCCTCGATTATCGAATTTAGCTTGCAACTCAGCCGTTGTCATTGGATTAATAATAGTACCTTTATTCCTAGCAAATCCAATTTGTCCGTTTTTCCAAGTCATTTGAATGTTCTGACCATCTGTCTTTTCTGTTACAGCTTCTTCTAAATCTAAATAGCCACCTAATGCTCTAGATACAATTTCTTTCATATCACCAAAAGTTAACGAATGATGTTCATATGGATGTGGCATATGCCCTCCAGCTCCGCCTTCTGTTAACAATGTTTTATGTGTTGATTGAATATTTTCTATTCGATATATAACATCATTTGGATCATTTGCTTGCCAATTCCTACGTTGTTTTTTAATTGTTTTAGGAATTAATTCAATCATTTTTTTACGGGCATTCCATTGTAACATAAAAGGCATATGAATTGGTATGTCAAATTGATAATCTGATTCTATTGCGGTTGGTTGATTATTTTTTAATTGTTGAGCTATTTGATCTCCATATTCATCTGATAAATCATGAAATAAATCTTTTAGTTCATCCATATATATAGGAGCTTCATTTCTAGGATCATTTAATCTATCTAAGAAATGTGTTTGCGATCCTTGAAAGTTTATATCAATTCCATACTCGGTAAAGAAACCATCAATTACTGTTTCCAATTCGGTCAATTCTTCGCGAGTAATATAATTTTCTTTTAATAATGATTCGGTGATAGGTGCACCGAATACGGTTTTTGCAAATTCAGAAAAATCATATTCGAAACTATTACCTCGATTAGAATCTAGATAATGTCTTAATTTTTTAATTTTAGCATCATGGGTTTCTTTATTTTTTTCACCCATTGCACCTTCAGTCATAGCCGTATTAATATTGCCCACAATCATGGCTGTTTGTTTTTGATATTTAGTATAACTCGGTGGGTGTAGTCCATCAGGTCCTGGTTTAAATTCGCCTAGGAAATAAAATCCAGGGTAATTAGATTGGTCCCGTAAAAACTGATTTAAGTCTAGTTTAAAGACTATTTTAGATTCAATTTTTTTAACATATGTTGAATTAATTGCTACGCCGGCTAATATAACTTTACAATTTAACGATTTAAGTTTATCTAATTGTGTTTTAACAATATCATATTTTTCCGGCCTATTTGCAATACCGGAAGATAAAATAACAATACGATTAGCTAATTTATCACCAAATTTATTTATAAATCCTAACACCGCAGCTGGACCGGCGCCAACTTGCACAATACCCCGGGTATATCCATATGTACTCAAATCTTGGTCTATATGAGTTTCGTCACCGGGGTTAGGATTCTTAGTGGCGATACCGGCGGCAAGGCTATCACCAATTATGTATGTTATTGGTAGATCTGCAATCGGTGCAGACTCGGCATCTTCTTGTATTATATCTCGCCACCATTGTTTACTAAACACAGCTTCTTGCTGACCTCTCAATATTTGCCATATATTTTTTATAATGCTTTCTTTATATCCTGGATAGCTAGCTTGAAATGTTTGATAATCGTTATCTGCTAATGCTTGTCTAATCGTAGATGCTGAAATAGGGTTGCCATTTTTATATAGTTCCGGATCAATATTAACACTCATTTCCGTAGCATCAATTCCGGCCGGTATTTTACGTGTTTTTTTATCGCCAATTGTTTTGTATTTATCTACATTTGGAATAAAATCTTTTGTTCGAACATAATCATCTCCTTTAGTAGAAGCAGCCATTGCATAACGACCGGTAGCATCTTCTGGCATTGCAAACAAATATTCATATGCAGCCGTTATCGGCGAATCAAATTCTGTTGGTTGCATTACAATTTTTGAATTTGAATTCAACAAATTAAATATTTCAGCACTCTTTTCGCGTGTTATTCCATCTCGGTCTTTTGGGCCTATCAATAATCTAACCTGTTCAACATTAGGATCT